GGGTAAGATTTCAGATGTTTTATTAAATAATGATAATTTATACATCAAATTATTTGAGGGTGTAACTAGTTATGTTAAAAAAAATCTACCTCAAACTGATACAACACAAGTACAGGAAATTGATAGTGTTATACAAGGATTTCAAAGTAAGATTGAACTTTACGACATGTTTAAGGCGGTTAATGATAAATGGGTCTCGGCAAATGACTATAATGAAAAAACTTTATTTGAAGATTTTTTATTTTTAGATAGAGCAAACAGAGACATTGGTGGGGAAATATATTTAGATATTAATTCAATTACTAAGTTTTTAAAAAACACATCACCAAAAACAAATGTGTTTACAATATTAGATTCTATCTTTAAAACACATAATTTCATAACATTCTCAATGCCATCTTATATTAATTTTTATAACAATTACATTCCTTCTAAAAATTCGGAAAACAAACAGGAAGACCCTGATAGTTTTTCTAACAGTTTATTTGGGATTTTTAAAAGTGTTGATTATCAAAAAACCGCAGCTAAATTAGTAAGTATATATACTGAAAAACCTTCAACACAATTAAACAACAAAAGTAAAAATAACGGATATAAAGATGATGGATTAAATATCATGAATGATGGTGACACATTGAGAGAATGTGACACAAGTAAAGTTCAGGATTTTGCGAAGTCTAATAAAGTTGTTGGTTTTGCGGTTGATTTTAATTTACAAAACCAAAGTGTATTTGAAACCATTAACGTGAGTCAAGATTTAGGTAAAGCCACTTCAGAATCTTTAACTGCGGAATTTAATTTGGCAAACGGAACCGCTGGGACTAACTCATCAACTCAGAATGTTAGTTTGTATAACATATATAAAGACAGAAGTTATTCATGTTCTGTTGATGGTTTTGGTAATGCTATGATACAACCAACCATGTATTTTGTTTTAAGAAATGTTCCATTATTTGCGGGTTCATATTATATAACTGAAGTTACTCATACTATTAGCACAGAAAGTTTTAAAACTTCTTTTACGGGTACAAGACAAAATAAATATACTTTACCTAAAGTTGAGAATACGTTCCAAACATTAAAAACTGAATTATTAAAAACTTTAAATAAAAATTACAATAACAAAATTGCTAGTAACGCTTCATTATCACAAAATAAAAATAACATAAGTGCTCAAATAACTAATGGTATTAAAAATAATGATAAAGTTGCTAATGTTGGTACCTGTTCCTCGATGTTATTTGCGGATTATCAAACATATGTTTCATTAAATACTCCAATAATTGCACATAACCCTGATGATGTTATTGGTGGGGTTCTTGATTCAACAACAACAACAACTGAATTCTTTACAACTTATTTTATATTTAAAATTGCTTCATATGTTAAAGATGAATCAAATAATTCTTCGTTTAACGCAACCTCATTTAATTTTGCGGATATTACTTTAGATATACCATATAAGGGAGATTTATCTACTTTATTTTTACCAAACTTTGTTTGTGTTGCCCAAAGTGATAAAACAACAAAACCATATGCAGTTTTTAATAATATTTTTGATTGTATTACATTAGTTAAATTAAGATATACGGAATATTTTAAAGAAATATTTGATGATAGTATAACAATTAATCAAACTATTACTGATTTTAATCAAAAAAACGATATCCAAAAATTAGAGTTCAAAGAACAATTCGCAAAGATTTGGATAGAATATTTTCCTTACAATAAAGTAAAAGAATATCCTAGTATTTTTAAAGATTATAAAGAAAATAACCCAACTGAGTATAAAGAATTATTAGATAAAATCGAGTTTCAGCTTTAACATATATTTATAATAAAAAACTACTATGGACACAAAAAAAGTTTTAGATAATTATTTAGGTAAAAACACACGTATTACCGAAAAAGAAATTGGTAATGGATTTAAAGAAGTCTGCGATTTAGACACTGGAGATTGTTATTCAATTAGAATGAAAGATGGTTTAATTGAAAGAGTCGATAACACTTTAAGAACAAACAGAAAAATAAACGTTGAAACAATACAAGGTTTCAAGCAACTATTAAACGGTTAAAAAAATGTCAGGAATAGATAAAACAATATTAGAGGAAATATTAAGATATAAAAATATAAATAATTATATCTTTGAACAAGATGCTACGGCACCAGCACCTGAAGGTGATGTTCCTCCAGCACCTGACGCAGGAGCTTTACCTCCAGCACCTGATGCTGGTATGGATACTGCAACACCACCACCAACTGCGGAACCTATTGATGTAGCATCAGACCCTGATGTTGAAAAGGTAGGTGAAGAAGAAAATGAATCGGAAGAACTTGAGATTACTGATTTGGTAAATTCTCAAAAAAATATTGAAACAAAACAAGAAGAGTATTTTAATAATCTTTTTAATCAGTTAAATGGTTTAGAAAGTAAATTGAAAGACATGGAAGGTATTTTTACAAAGTTAAACGACATTGAAGCTAAGATTGAAAAATACAGAGAAAAAACTCCACAAGAAAAACTTGAATTAAGAAGTTTAGACTCAGGACCGTTCAATCAAAAACTATCTGATTTCTTTGTAGATAAAGAACAAGAAATGGAAAAATCAGGAAAAAATGAATATATTTTAACTACTGATGAAGTTGAAAGTTTTACACCTTCAGAAATTAAAACGACATTTAACGATTTTGGAGACGAAACACAAAACAAACCTTTGAAATTCTAAATTTCGAATTTGACTATTACGGCTGACACACTTATACTTGAATATTAACTAATAAATTATACACACAAAATGGCGACAAATTCCCTAGATGCTGTACTCGCACAGTATGAAAAAGCGAAAAGTGGAGGTAACTCTACAAACAAAATGTCTCAAGAAGACAGAATGAAAAAATATTTTGCAGCAATTTTAATGCAAAATGAGAACTCAGGACAGAAACGTCTTCGTATTCTACCTACACCTGACGGGTCATCACCCTTCAAAGAAGTATGGTACCACGAAGTACAAGTTGAGGGTAAATGGAATAAAATCTATGACCCAGGAAAGAACGACAACGAGCGTTCACCTTTGACTGAAATTCATGACGAATTAATGTCAACAGGAAAAGAATCTGATAAAGAACTTGCAAAGGCGTATAAGCCACGTAAATTCTATATCGTTAAAGTAGTTGACCGTGATAACGAAGCGGACGGAGTTAAGTTCTGGCGTTTTAAACACAATTACAAAAACGAAGGTATCCTTGACAAAATCATTCCGATTTGGAAAGCTAAAGGTGATATCACTGACCCTGTTAATGGTCGTGACCTTATCATAGAATTGACAAAGGCTAAGACACCAAAAGGTGCTACTTACACAGTTATTCAGACTGTTATGCATGACGACCCAACACCTGTTCACTCAGATGCTGAGACGGCTAAGGCTTGGACTGAAGACCCACTTACGTGGATGGATGTTTACTCTAAGAAACCTGTTGAGTATTTGGAAGCAATTGCTCGTGGAGAAACACCAAGATGGTCATCTGATTTAGGTAAATACGTTTATGGTGATAGTTCATCTGACGAAGGCACTATCGGTGGTTCATATGTTGACCCACAGGCTGAAGCAGAGCCAGATGGTGATTTACCATTCTAATTCATAAAAGGGTAGGTACAAGTATATACAAAGTGCCTACCCTTTGTTATTTTTAAACACAAACAAATTAAATCATAGACATTTATGGCAATAAAGAAAAAAGAATTCTCTCTTGATGCAATTAAAGACAAATATTCCACAAAGACAAAATATAAAGAAACAGACTTTTATGAGGTCGGTGAAGCTTTCCATAATAGTTGCGGTATACCTGGTCCTGCTTTGGGCAACATCAATATGTTCTTGGGGCACTCAAATTCTTCCAAAACGACGGCTCTTGTCAAAGCCGCTGTGTCTGTACAGAAGAAGGGGCATTTGCCTGTTTTTGTTATCACCGAGAAAAAATGGAGTTGGGACCACGCAGTAGAACTTGGTCTTGAAGCTAAGATGGTTGATGGTGAATGGGACGGACAGTTTATCTTCAACGATAACTTTGATTATATAGAACAAGTTACCGATTATATCAACGAACTATTAGACGAACAAGAAAAAGGTAACATTCCTTATTCTCTTTGTTTCCTTTGGGATTCAGTTGGTTCAGTTCCTTGTAAGATGACATTTGACGGTAAAGGTGGTAAACAACATAACGCATCTGTATTGGCAGATAAGATTGGTATGGGTATCCAAGCTCGTATTACCAAATCTCGTAAAGAAGATTGTCCATATACAAACACAATGGTAGTAGTTAATCAACCTTGGGTTGAATTACCTGACAATCCATTTGGACAACCAACAATTAAAGCAAAAGGTGGTGAGGCTCTTTGGTTAGCATCGGCTCTTGTATTCTTGTTTGGTAATCAAAAGAATGCTGGTATTAATCACATTACGGCAACTAAAAATGGTAGAACGGTATCTTACGCTATCCGAACTAAAATCTCTGTCCTAAAGAACCATATCAATGGATTAGGATATAAAGATGGTAAGATTATCGCAACCGCACAGGGATATATTGCTGACGATAAAGACGCTCTTGAAATATACAAAAAAGAGTATTCACAATATTGGAACGCAATACTTACAGGTACAGGTGAAATAACTCTTGATGAAACTGAAGAAACTTTTACAAACGAACCATTTTAATTTAGTTCGTGAAAAAAACACTACTTGTTGACGGAAACAATCTGATGAAAATTGGGTTTCATGGTGTGAAGGATTACTTCCACAATGGAGAACACATTGGAGCGTTGTATCATTTTATGAATACACTTCGTAAATTTATTAACGAACAAAACTTTGACAAGGTAGTAGTATTATGGGATGGTGAAGATTCCACAAGTTTACGTGGAATTCTTTATCCCAAATACAAACAAAACCGACGATTGGTTATGGAGGACGATATCTTTATGTCCTACCTAAAACAAAAAAATCGTATCAAACAGTATTTGGAAGAAGTCTATATTAGACAATTAGAGATTAGTGGAAGAGAAGCTGATGATTTAATTGCTTATTATTGTCA